GCGGATTAAGGATTTGATTCCGGCATCCTATAATCCGAGAAAAAAACTCAAGCCGGGAGATAAAGAATTTGAAAAAATAAAAAACAGTATTACGGAGTTCGGATATGTTGAGCCGATTATTGTGAATTCAGATATGACGATTATCGGTGGACACCAGAGAGCCACGGTTCTTCAAACATTAGGGTATAATGAAATTGATTGTATTGTCATTGAAATTGATAAAACAAAAGAGAAAGCACTGAATATTGCCCTGAATAAAATTACAGGAGAATGGAATCAGGAACTTTTAGCAGATTTGATTGAAGATTTGCAAAAATCAGATTTTGATGTTGGATTTACCGGATTTGAACCGCCGGAAATTGAGCAGTTATTTAATAAGGTTCATGATAAAAAAATCAAAGAAGATGATTTTGATGTGGATGCTGAGTTGAAGAAACCTGCAATGACAAAGCAGGGAGATGTGTGGATGCTTGGAATGCACCGACTGGTGTGTGGGGATTCCACTTTACCTGAGACTTATGAAAAACTTATGGAAGGAAAGAAAGCTAATCTTGTAGTAACTGATCCGCCATATAATGTAAATTATGAAGGAAGTGCAGGAAAAATCCAAAATGATAATTTGGAAGATGATAAATTTTATAATTTTCTGTTTGCCGCATTCGTGAATATGGAACAGAACATGGAACGTGATGCTTCCATTTATGTGTTCCATGCGGATACCGAGGGATTAAACTTTCGCAGGGCGTTTAAAGCAGCAGGATTTTATCTTTCCGGTACATGCATTTGGAAAAAGCAGTCATTGGTTTTAGGAAGAAGTCCTTATCAATGGCAGCATGAGCCGATTTTATTTGGATGGAAGTTGGGTGGAAAGCATATGTGGTATTCAGACAGAAAGCAGTCCACCATATGGGAATATGACCGCCCGAAGAAAAATGATATGCATCCGACTATGAAACCCGTGGAACTGGTGGCATATCCAATCCGTAACTCCAGTATGAGTAATTGCATTGTCTTAGATCCATTTGGTGGAAGCGGTTCTACGATGATTGCCTGTGAACAGACAGGGCGTATTTGCAGGACGATAGAACTGGATGAAAAATATGCGGATGTGATAGTACATCGCTATATGGAATTTGTGGGAAGTGCAGAAGACGTATATGTAATACGGGATGGGAAGAAAATAAAATATTCAGAGCTAATGAAGGAAGGTGACACGCATGACGCAGTTGACCTTCCTTGATTTATGCTCAGGCATTGGAGGATTCCGTTTAGGTTTGGAATCTGCCGGCCATAAGTGTGTGGGATATTGTGAATATGATAAATTTGCAAGGGCTTCATACGAAGCAATGTATGATACGGAAGGAGAGTGGAAAGCGGATGATGTTACAAAACTTAAACCATCCGATGTGCCAAGAGCAGACATCTGGTGCTTTGGATTCCCCTGTCAGGATATTTCAGTCGCAGGAAAGCAACGGGGACTGGTCGGAAAAAGAAGTGGAATATATTTTAACATTATTGACCTCCTCAAAGGCAAAGAAGAAAGTGATAAGCCCACATACCTTTTTGTTGAAAACGTTAAGAACCTGCTATCAATTAATGCAGGATTCGATTTTGCCACGGTTTTGTCTGAAATGGGAGAAGCAGGGTATGACTGTCGCTGGCAGGTGCTTAACTCAAAAGACTACGGAGTTCCACAAAACAGAGAGCGCGTGTTCATTATCGCAAATCTTAGAAGCAGAGGTAGACGAGAAATATTATCTCTCAGAGGAAAAAACAAAGCAGCTCTTAACCAGATTATAGGCGGAATGCAGGGATACCGAGTATATGATTCTCAGGGAGTTTCTACTACATTGATTGGAAATGCGGGAGGAATGGGAGCGAAGACGGGACTTTATTTTATAGATCAAAGCAAAGTTGCACCGAAGATTACGGATACTGCAAGATGTTTGACAGCGAGATACACAGCGGGAATGGTAAATCATACGGCAATGAATTCTGCGGTTATGGAAGTGCATCCTGTTTTGACACCAGAGCGGATGGAAAAACGTCAGAATGGAAGACGAATGAAAGAAGATGGAGAGCCAATGTTTACGCTGACTTCCCAAGATCGACACGGTGTGTATTTTTGTGAGAAACCCGTTAAATCTGTGAAAGTGAAAAACGCAACAAAAACTGGATATGAAGAAGCACATCTGGGAGATGGAATTGTACTTGCGTATCCGAATAGCGATACCCGCCGTGGAAGAGTCGGAAAAGGATGTTCACAGACATTAGATACCGGATGTCAGATGGGGACATTGATGAGGTGTGGAAGAATCCGGAGATTGACACCAAAAGAATGCTTTCGATTGCAGGGGTTTCCGGATGAATTATACGAGCGTGCCGCTTCCGTGAATTCTGATTCACAGTTGTATAAGCAGGCGGGAAATGCCGTAACAGCGACGGTTGCGTATGCATTGGCGATGTGTCTTCCTGAAAGTCAGAAAGATGGTTAAAATGCTTGACTTTATGGGCGTTTAGAGTGATGTATGTAGTACCAAAAAAGAAGGGAGACTGCATACATGAGAATTGAAACGATATGTGAAAACAGAAAAGAATTGGTAAAAGCGATGGTAGAAATATTGGGAGAACCTTCAAAATATTTAGGACCGCCAAGTTTTGGATACCGGATAGGGGGTGCAATTGTGGATCGCGATGGAAACATTGAAACAGAGGATGGCGAAATGCTTCAGAAAGAACTGCAGCGAAGGGGATTCATTGAAAACAATCAGGAAGGATTAAATTTACAGATTCCGATAGAAGGTCATACCGCTGAGAGCATACGAAATCTTATTTTTATGATTCATAGTAAACAGTATCTTTTGAAGCGGGCTGTAGGTATGGAAGTACTGCACATGAGTGAGCGTCTGATTGAGAGATTATCAGAAGAAAAAGATGCGGATATGAATAAGGTAATGGAGATTTTTGCAGAAGAAAAAGTACATTGCTTTGGGTTGGAGTTTGTGGCTGACAAAATTGTTTTTAATGGATTTCCGATGGAAGCAGAAAGTACAATTTCTTTTGCGGAATTGACCTGCATGATGGCAGAACGTGCAAAAGAGATGAAGTGGATTAATCCTGTGGAGACAATTGAGGCAAATGAAAAATATTATATGCGCATCTGGTTGATTCGTCTAGGACTTGGAGGAAAAGGCGGAAAGAAAACAAGGGATCTCCTTTTGAAGAATCTGAAAGGGAACACGGCTTTTCGGACGGAAGAAGAAAAGGAACGTGCAAAAGAGCGCAATCGGCAGAGAGCCGCTGAACGGAAAGTAACACAGGAATAGTTTTCTGTAAAATACACAATTTCTCTCCTGAATTTTTGTGTACATTATTGTTTGAAATGACTGGATAATATGTGCTTTTAGAGTGATATATAGACTACGAAAAAAACACATAGGAGGCGCAACAAAATGAAAACACAGAAGTTCGGGATTGAAATTGAATTAACCGGAATCACCAGAAAAAAAGCAGCAGATGTTATCGCAGAATATTTCGGAACAGAGAAATTTTATATCGGGACGTATTATCAAACTTACGGGGCAAAAGACCGTAAAGGAAGAACGTGGAAAGCAACATTTGACTCCAGTATTATTGCACAGAGAAAAAAGGGTGGAAGAAGGGAGCCTGCCTCGGAAGAATATAAATGTGAAATTGTTAGTCCGATTTTAGAATATGAAGACTTGGAAGATTTGCAGGAAATTGTTCGTCAGCTTCGGCATAAGGGGGCATTCGCAAGTGACCAATGCGGCATTCATATCCACGTGGATGCAAGCAGATATACACCTCAGACTTTACGCAATCTGGTAAATATCATCGCCAGCAAAGAGGACATTTTATATAAAGCTTTACAAATTGATCCGGCTAGGCTTCGATGGTGTAAAAAGACAAATGAACAGTTGATTCAAACGATTAATAAAAGAAAACCCAAAACAATGGAAGAATTAAAGGACATCTGGTATGAGGGGAGTCATAGAAGAAGGACAGACCATTACAACGATACTAGATATCACGGTTTAAATCTTCATGCGACTTTCACAAAAGGAACGGTAGAGTTCCGATTGTTTAACAGCACGACGCATGCAGGGGAAATCAAAGCATACATACAATTCTGCCTTGCAGTCAGCCATCAGGCATTGACGCAAAAGAAAGCGAGTGCCAGAAGAACAGTTACAGATAATGAAAAATACGCATTCCGGTGTTGGATGCTCCGGTTGGGATTAAACGGGGATGAATTCAAAACCTGCAGGCTTCATTTTCTGAAACATTTGGAAGGAAATTCTGCATGGAGACATGCTGCTTGAAGGAAATAGGCACAGCCCCATCAATGGCGGTCGAGAGACCGTCTTGAGGGGGGAGGAGGGAGACCTCACTATCAACAGAGAAAGGATGAAGCAAATATGAAGAAGTTGTATATTGCCTATGGCAGTAACATGGATGAGGAGCAGATGGCATTCCGATGCCCGACTGCAACTTTAGTAGGAACAGCAATCGTGGAAGGGTATGAGTTAATGTTCAAAGGTTCTCGAACAGGTTCGTATGCTACGATAGAACCAAAGGAGGGAAGTATCGTTCCGGTATTGGTTTGGGAAATCGGTCAAATGGATGAAAGAAGACTTGACTATTATGAAGGATATCCGAATTTTTACTATAAGAAGATGCTGGAGGTGCAAATCAAGGGGAAAATAAAAAGTGCGATGGTGTATATCATGGATGAGCAAAGGAAAATAGGAGTACCAAGTGCAGGATATTATCGGACTTTGGAACAGGCATATGAGAAGTTTGGGTTTGAGGAAGATGTTCTGAAGCAGGCTTTGAAAAATTCAATCGAGGAGGTGCAGCATGGTATTTCCGAATAGAAAAATCGTGGAGCATATCCGCAGAGAATATCCAGTCGGTACGAGAGTAGAACTTGTAAGAATGCATGATAAACAGGCACCGCCAGTTGGCATGACAGGGACTGTTCTTGGAGTGGATGACATGGCATCCCTTCTGATGCATTGGGATAATGGATCAAGGCTGAATGTGGTTTATGGGGAAGATTGTGTAAAAAAGATACCCATAGTCAGAACCGTTTGCTATGGAAAGACAGAGGAATGGTATTCGAGGAAGGAAGCAGAAGAATTTTTCTTTCAGGCAATTTTGGAAAGTGAAGGGAGTGAACAGAGCCGATACATGAAGATATATAATGAGCTAAAAATGGGATTGGACTTTTGTACAGATGGGGAAGACCTCTAAAGAAAATTTGTGCAGATTATGGTACGGATATTGCTGGATATAAACAAGAGCCAGAGGTAACATGTGTGTACAAAAAGAAAAGGAGGATTTTATTATGGGAGAAACGTACAGAGGGTATCAAATTACAATCGCTTGGAATAGCGAAACTACAGGATATGATTTTATTATTACCCCGCCGGACAATGGGAAAATAATTACAAGTGAAGATTCATATTTTTATGATTACAATGCTGTGAAAGCAGCAAAAGTAAAAATCGATGAACTTTTCAAGTAAAAACGAAAGGTGCTGAGATAAAAAAGACTTCTTCGGAGGTCTTTTTTTAGTGATGTTTTGGAAGGAGGTGAGAGCAATGGCACAGAGAGGAAGAAAACCTAAGCCTACGGCAGTAAAAGTATTGGAAGGCAATCCGGGGAAAAGAAGTCTGAATACAAACGAGCCGAAGCCGGTGAAGAAAGCACCGAGATGTCCTGCGTGGCTGGAAGATGAGGCAAAGAAGGAATGGAAGCGGATGGCAAAACAGATGGAGCAGTTGGGTATTCTGACAGAAATTGATATGGCTGCTTTTGCAGGTTACTGTCAGGCATATGCGCGATGGAAAGAAGCGGAGGAATTTATTACTCAGCATGGAACAATCGTAAAGACACCATCCGGTTATTGGCAGCAGGTTCCACAGGTGTCCATTGCTCAGACCTATCTGAAAATCATGAATAAATTCTGTGAGCAGTTTGGACTGACGCCTTCTGCAAGAAGCAGGATTGTTACGGACAATGGTGATGATAAAGAAAGCGATGCAATGGAACTTCTGCTGATAAAGGGAGGTGGTGGATAGTGTATGATCAAACAAAAGCGGATCATGCCGTAAATTTTATTAATTGTTTGAAACACACGAAAGGGCAATGGAGAGGTGTCCCGTTTGAGCTGCTTCCGTGGCAGGATAAAATTATCCGTGATATTTTTGGAACGGTAAAAGAAAATGGCTATCGTCAATATAATACTGCATATGTGGAGATTCCAAAGAAAAATGGAAAATCAGAACTGGCTGCTGCGGTGGCTCTGCTGATGACCTGTGGTGACGGAGAATGGGGTGCGGAAGTCTACGGATGTGCTTCTGACCGTCAGCAGGCTTCGATCGTATTTGATGTGGCAGTTGATATGGTGGATCAATGTCCGGCTCTGAAGAAAAGAATTAAGCCAATCATGTCTGTAAAGCGGTTAGTATATCAGCCGACAAACAGTTTCTATCAGGTACTTTCTGCTGAAGCATATACCAAGCACGGCTTGAATGTACACGCAGTAATTTTTGATGAACTTCATGCGCAGCCGAATCGGGAGTTATTCGATGTCATGACAAAAGGTTCAGGTGATGCAAGAACACAGCCATTGTATTTTTTGATTACGACCGCCGGAACGGATCGTAATTCCATTTGTTTTGAGCAGCACCAAAAAGCAGAAGACATTCTTATGGGAAGAAAGATTGATCCGACTTTTTATCCCGTGATTTATGGTATTGCGGACGATGATGACTGGGGAAGTGAAGAAAGCTGGTATAAGGCAAATCCTTCTTTGGGGCATACGATTGCGTTGGAAAAGGTGCAGAATGCTTATCAGAGTGCAAAAGAAAATCCAGCAGAAGAAAATATTTTTCGGCAGCTCCGATTGAATCAATGGGTAAAACAGTCTACCAGATGGATGCCTATGGATCGGTGGGATGAATGTGACTTTGAAGTGGATCAAGATAGTCTGCTTGGAAGAGAATGTTACGCCGGACTCGACCTTTCCAGTACTTCGGACATTACAGCGTTTGTATTAGTGTTTCCGCCGAGAACGGAGGAAGAAAAATATAGCATACTGCCATTTTTTTGGATACCAGAAGAAAATTTACAACTTCGTGTGAGGAGAGATCATGTTCCTTATGACGTGTGGGAAAAGCAGGGGCAGCTTCAGATGACGGAAGGAAATGTGATTCATTATGGTTTCATTGAAAAATTCATCGAGGATTTGGGAATGAAATATCATATTTTGGAAATTGCATTTGACCGTTGGGGAGCAGTTCAGATGGTACAAAATCTTGAAGGAATGGGGTTTACTGTTGT